CAGGCGGATTCCCTACTGGTAACTTGGCATCCAGATCAGGTGTTTTCCCTGCTGGTAATTTGGCATCCAGATCAGGTGTTTTCCCTGCTGGTAATTTGGCATCCAGATCAGGTGTTTTCCCCGCTGGTACCTTGACATCCAAATCGGCTGTCTTCCCCGCTGGCAGCTTGGCATCAACTTTTGGCCCTTTTTTAAAGGGGTTCTTTTTAGAGATACGGCGACCAAATAAAAGCCCAGACGCGACAGTAAGCATTGGCCCTGCGTAATCTAGTAATGATCCTCCTGCATTAGGAGTACTCTTTGCCCCGTCCATAGCATTTTCTGCTTTTGCTCTTATCGGTGTTGGATCAAACCCATCAACAAAGCCAGCCGAAAAGGCTTCCCCAGCCCTCCGACCAGCTTCATAAAAAAACTCCTTATCCACTATAATGCCGGTGTTAAAGGATTCACTTATTTTGTTGCTGAAGTCCTCTGTTTTGCCACTCGCTTGATCTTCCAAATCAATGACAGGCGTAGCCCGCAGCCCTTGCAGCCGCTGAAAAACAGTCATCATTTTATCTGCGGTGGAAAAAGCTCGTCGAACGTTGAGTTCAACCGTTTGAATAATAGGCGAGCGGCTCAGGTTTGCAGCATTTTTTTGAAATAGAGTATAAAAATTTTGGATTGCTTGTAATCTATTTTCTGCCTGTACCAAGTTATTGATATCAATGACAATGTCGGCATTAGCCACCTGGTCTCCCCCTTCCTTGTGGGGTTGAATCCGTTCGTGCAGGCAAGTGCTCCAGTTCATGCTGGACAAAAGCGGTGATCAGCTTCTGCTCGCCTTGCGGTAAAGCCTGGAAGTGTCCGGGGAGGACATGATGGGAGCGGAACAGATGGTACATCACCGTCACGGTCCCCCCGGATTCAATCAGTTTTTTATGTCTTCGATGTCCACGCCGTAGCCCGACAGATCAATGACCTGGTTGCCGACCGCATCCAGTTCACCGGCGAGCAGCAGACGGCGGACGACTTGCTCGCCGCCCGAGGCGTTCATCCGTTCGGTCAGGCGGGTATCGCCCCAGCCCGTGAGGGTCAAACCGCCTACCTCCAGGCCGACGGTCGATTCCACGATCAACGTGGCGTTGAACAATTCAGCGTTCAGTTTCTCCTCCGTGGCTCCCTTCACCTTGCGTTTCTCTGTAGAGCGCTCGCGAATAGAGTCGATGCGGCTTGAGGTCAAGCCGCGCAAGGTGATACGCAGTTGCAGCCGTTCGATGCGTACCGTTTGCTCCGGCAGCTTGTCCGCCGCCTCAAACAAGACATCCAGAATTTCTTTTTCCGACCGTTGTTCCATGTCGTTTTGTCCCTCCTGTAATCCGCCTCTTAGCGGTTGGTATGAATCGGGTCTACCAGTTCGTAAGATTCAAAGGTAAACGGCGTTTCCTCCGCTACCTCTTCCCCCGCTGTCCAGTTAGCCAGTTGCAGGCGGTCGGCCATGCAGTTGATCAGCTTTACCCGCTCATAGCCGTAGGCCTCGGGGTCCGCCAGCGTGGAGATAATTTCAAAGTTGGCAAAACCGCGATTCAGCATGGCGGAGGAAATTTTGTAGCCGCTCATCGTACCCGTTGCTTTCTTCCGCCCTCTTTTGTACACCGTATAATCCGTTCCGACCAGATTGAGTTCCTTCTTCTCCATTTCCACCGTAGCTTCCAGGTGGTTGAGGTTGGACTGCCATTCGCCGTCGATATAAATCTGGCCGAACGTGCCCATAATCACTTTGCTGGGATCAAGATATGCCATCGTTGTACCCTCCTGTTATTGCACGATAAACGTGCCGAAAATTTGTTCCATCACATCGGTGTCATCCGCTGTCCATTGCAGGAAGACCTGATCATCCTCGGGTGTAAGCGTTGGAGCAGCGCCGTAATAACGCGGGTCAAGAATGACGCTATAGCCGGTTGCTTCAATGACATTCTCGGAAGCCAAACGGCGGAGATACTCGACGCCTGCGCCCATAAGAGAAAGCCGGCCCTCTACCGTGTTGTTGACCTTGCCGATGTAGAAGTCCTCTGCCGTCTGCTGCAGGTCAGCATTGATCTGGTCGATCACGCGGATTTTGCGGATTTTCTGCCAGCCTTTGTTCTGTCCGGCACGCGGCGACACCAAGCTGTTGATGCCCTTAAGTACCTTGACCTTGCGGCCGTCGTGCACCAGCAGGAATACGCCGCCCTTCACCGCAGCTTCTTGCTCGGAACGGGTCCAGCGGCGGGTCACATCATCGAATAGAGCAGAGGCATAGGTTGTCGAGCCGGAAAGCGCCGTTCCGGCAATCAGCCCGGCTACCCAAGCGGCAGCCTGCGCCGAGCTGTAGGAGATACCCGCCAGCTTCACGCCGCTGGCGACATTGATTATTCCTTCATGATTCAGACCGGCGCTGCGGGCCACCGCCTTGGCGACGGCATCCGCTGCCGTATCATCGGCCGCCGAGCCGCCGACCACGGTCAGGATGCCTTTGCCTTCGCTACGGACGCGCTTCGTCCAAGCGGCGACGCTGGCGAGCAGGGCCAGATCGGTCGCACCGTCGAGGGCAAGCACATGGAAGTCCTGCGTCTCAAATGCGGCGAGCGCGGCCAGATAATCGGCGTTGGTCAAGTCAGCGATACCCGAATCTCCACCGGCCAGCGGTGCATTGCTGATTGCGGCAAGCCCGCCGTTACCGGGCGCCAACAGCTTTGCCGTCAGCCAGTTGTTCGCCGAATCGCCATTGATGGCATCCACAGCAGCCTGCACAGAGCCGGCAGCAAAGGTAAACGTCTTGAGCAATTGGCTGTCGTCATAAAGCTTGATGTCCTTCTTGTTGCTGTCGACCAAATTGTCAGCCACACTCAGCTGCAGGTGGTTGCCGCGAGCGCCTTTGTATTTGGCTTCAATGCGCAATACATTTGCCGGTGTCCCCGCCGTATCCTTAAGAATCAGGCTGGCAGGAGCGGCAGCACTGCTTGCAAGGCGATAGGCCAGCACTTTTCGCGGCTGGGCCAACAAGGCAAGGCGCAATGTCGTGTACGCTGTTGCATTGCCCGTCTCGTCGAGCGAGAACAGGTTCTGAATGGCTGCTTCGCTGCCAATCTCGACGAACGTTTTATCCGGACCCCAATGGGCTTTAACCGGTACCACGACCGTTCCTCGTGCCCCTGCTCCAATTGCACTCTGGGCTGCTGCCTGAAAGTTAGTATATAATCCGGGAAGTACCGGAAGATCCGTGTTGCTCCAATTACCTGCCGCCATTCTCGTTCACCTTCCTGTTCATAAATTGATCGATAAGGGCTTTAGCCTCATCCACTGTCAATTCCTGTTTGCCGCTGCCGTATAGCGCACCGGTCATAACCTCGCTTTGTACCGCAAAAAGAGCCGTCGCATGTGCGGCAAGCTCTTCAACCGGATAAAGTGAAGCGGTATTCGCTACCGTTGCATTGCTTTTTCCCATACCTGTCACCCCATTGTAAAATTGACTTTGCCAACCAACGGTTTTTCCTCTGCCGTTACAGCGGTTTTACAGCGCAAGACCAGCGATAACTGACCTGTGCCAAAAGCATCCGACTCCATATCGGCTACCGGAGAGCCCACTACGGTTAGTAAATGGGCGGGCTGGCCAGCCGCTTCTCCAACGGATCTGGCATCGGCTTTCCCTGTGAATGGAAGTTTACCGACAGCAGCAAGCCCTGAGAGCAACCGCAGCACAGCCTCATGCTCTTGCCAAGCATCTGTGCCTAGCACATGACCGGCAAAATGGCAGGTAACCTCCGTCGCGCCATAGGACAACGCTTTTGACTCCATTCGGGTCACCCTCCACAGGATACTCGGCCGGCGGTAATCCATTGGCCATCTTCCGCCATAGCTGTTCCACCCCGGGCCAAGAAGGTTCAATGACCAGGCACCCAGTGTAGCAAGCCATGGATCAGTGCCGGTGGGCATTCCCTCTTCCACTACCTCTGTCTCTGCCCCTGCTTCTGCCTTCGCTTCGTGCCGCAAACCTTTTACGCTAAAACGCAGCTTCACAGCCGAAGGCGAGACGGGCGGTTCCTCCGTATTCTCACCGATCGCTCCTTCATACAAGCAGGAGAAGGCTCCCCCACCTGCAAGGGGCAGCAACCGCTGATTCAATGCCTGAACCGCTTGCACAGCCAACCCGTCGCCCGTATCTGCCGAAGTGCCGCCAGAATCCCCATAAAGCCACACCTCGAATGTCCGGCGGTAACCTGTCCAGGCATTCTCGAAGCGCTCCTCCCCCTGAACGACAACGGCATAGGGCTCCGAACCTGGCAGAACGGACTCGCCATAAGCGTAGACGGCAGTAAGCTGGGGAAGCTCCGTCAGCAATTGGGCCTTTAAGGCTTGCCTCATGTCATCTCCACCATTTCGTTGATTCTTTGCATAACGGCTGTAACACAAAACACATTTCTCATAAACGGGTCTCGAACCCTTCCCCCTCTCCGCACCAGCGACGATTCACGTCTAAGGTCTTGCGACCCACAGCACAGCCGGGTGCCGAATATGATAAGGGTACAGTCGGCGTCACCCGGAGCCCTCAAGCTCCATGTACCAACTGTACCCTGCTCCTGCTGCCTGCTCCCTGTCGCCCATCCGCCAGTTTACAGACAGTTTTCTTCGGTTATCGCGTTGCTACTACTCCAACTTTCCCCACAGCTTGAACGTATTGGCGACCGACTCAATGCCGGCCAGCAGCCTGCGGTCCACCGTACGCTCGTCCATAATGGCGCGGTAGCGAAGCACCGTTGTCTTGTGCCGATTGCCCTGCAAATAACGGAAAGCAATGATATTACGCTCCTCCTCATCGAGAATTAAATCGGCTGCGCGTTTGAGTTCATCAGTCAAATGCTTGTACAGGCGGTATTGCTCCTGTTGGGCTATGGGAAGCCGGTCGAGTCCATATTGTTCAAAATCCTTGAGGTATTGCATCATCTTGTGGTACTCCGCCAACTGCTGCTTCACACGGGCTTGCTCCGGCTTGCTCGCTTTCGGGAATGCTCCGACGCTTCCCGTTTTCCAAATATCCTGCATCATAATTCCACTCTCCGTTCGTTTAATGGATTCGCTTCATCTCATTTTCCATTGTCTACAAACAACAGTTTAGGCAAAAAAATAGCGACAGACTCCCTAATCATGCCGAAATTGCAGTTTCTTTTCTAATTTCTTTTCTAATAAAGTAGGTTGTTAAAGGAAAAGTGTAAATTGTTGATGAAAAGTAGCTGTAAACAGCTTCTTGCCATCCTCCAGACTTCTCAGCCATTGTCCAGAAGCAACACTAATTTACCATGTTCAGGAACAAATATCAATGCTTTTTATTGTCTGTAGACATTATTTTTTAAAAAGTATTGCTTGCAAACAATTTTAAGGGTAAACTAAACAGAGGGAGGGGAAACGCTATGGCATTCGACAAGCCAGGGTTCGCCCGGCTGCTGGAAGCGGCTAAGGGCAAGCAATCGATTAACAGCTACGGCAAAGAAACCGGCGTTGATCCCGGCTACATCTCCCGGCTGCTGCGGGGTTTGGTGGATACGCCGCCCAGCGCTGCGGTCATTACCCGGCTGGCCAGCAAGGCCAACAATGAAATCTCAACGGAGCAACTGCTGGAGAAAGCAGGTTATCTCGCCGAAAGCAGACGCCCGATCGCCGATCCACTGGACGATCCCGAGTTATCCATTATGTACAATGACTTACGCAATGCACCACCGGATGTGCGAGAGGAAACCCGACGTTTTCTGGCCTTTCTGCTGGAAAAAGAGAAAGAGCGCAAGCCAGGTGACCGTCAGGGTGGGTAAAAGGTTGGAAAGACCGGAGTCTATTGTCTGTTGACAGATAGCGTTTAATCTCATATCAACCGAATAATCTCTTATCAACTGTATGGGCCTGGATTCAGGCTTTTCTTTTCCACTTTAATACGAACATATATTCTTATTCTGAGGTGATTGACATGTTCAGCCATTACCAACGTACGCCTTTGGAGCAATGGATTGAGGACATTTACCGGATGCATGGCATAGACTCACCCCGTGATTTAACTATTGAAAACCTTGCCGCCCGCTTAAATACATGGGTTTACTACCAGCCGATTGGTAGCCGTTACATAGATCGTGGACAAGGCATGTACAGTGTCGTTATCGACAGCCGCCTGGGCCGCAAGGAGCAATGGGAGGAATTCCTCCACGAGTTATGCCATGTGCTCCGTCACAGCGGCAACCAGCACCAGATGCCGGAGCCGCTGATCCGCTGGCAGGAAGAGCATGCCGCCCACTTCCAGTTGTACGCGGCCATGCCCTACGCCATGCTGCGCAAACTGCAAATTCCCCAACTGCAATCGGAGGCAGTAGGCTTCCTTTGCGAGGAATTTGGCGTAACGGCCGAACTTGCGGAGCGCAGGCTGCGGCAGATTCAGCAACGTACGCTGCAAGGCATTGTCGAGCAGGAATACGCCGCTCACAAGCACCAGGAAGAACTGGCACAGTCGCTTGCAGTGGACTCCTCAGCCGGTAACGCGGACAATGATTTTCGCATCATTGCTCACTCTGTCGAGACGGAAAGGTTAATCGGCAAGCTGTCATGGTTGGCCGCTCAGAAAGGCCGGCGAATCAATTGGAAGGGGTGAGCTGGGGCAGCAAGTCTACAAAGAGTGGATGGCGGTGAACGGCTGCGTGCCTATATTCAGCTTTCGTAAAGCGATGCTGCCGCTAAAAAAGGATCTACTGTGTACGCTCCATTTACGAATAATCGGAAAACCCGCATTATTTTTAACACATATGGAGCATTTTTAGAAAATAGTGAGGAAAGCCGTGTTAATATGAGCCGATTGAGCAGAAACTCGAAATTAGGCCGATAATAACATGCTTTTCCCCACTATTTGTTTGGAAAGCTGAGTAGTAGAGGAATTAACACGGTTTTTCTCACTAAATTGTACTCTCGCTGTTTGGTGCTCCTGCTCCTGCTCCTGCTCCTGCTCCTGCTCCTGCTCCTGCTCCTGCTCCTGCTCCTGCTCCTGCTCCTGCTCCTGCTCC